GCAAACTTGATTTAGCGGTAGAATCAGTTGCTGAAGTACTTCGTGCTTTAAAAGCTAATTTTAGCAATTTTTTAAGTTATTTACAAGATGCTGAAAATCGTGGCGTAAGATATCGCATAGTTGTTGGACATGAAAACATAACTAACGATAAAATTGACAAGCTTAGCTGCCCAATATCTAAGAAAGTACGTAACATTAGAATTGTCCCTGTGCTTGCTGGTAGCGGAGATAATTGGTGGATGTGGCTCGGCGCTGCTGCAATGTTTGCTTTAGCTATTTGGGTTCCAGGTGGAATAACTATTTGGGGAACTCCACTACTTACATCTAGCACCACAATTTTATTAGGAAGTATTTTACTACTTGCTGGTATTAGCTCTTTATTTAAGCCAGCCAAGCCGGAAGAGGAGCCAACGAGTAAAACGATAGGAGGATTGCCTAACAACACACAAGAAGGCGGTAGAATGCCTGTTGTATACGGAAGAATACAAACAGGTATGTATGTTATTTCAAGTAGAGTGGATAGTTCAATTAGTGGTAATCCACTTCAGATAAGATTTCAAAATCAAACTTCATTTGATCCTGATTCATACCAAGCAAATAGTGAACTTGCTACTCTTCAATTCTTGGGAGATCCAAATAACTCTCCTGTTACTTTCTCTTTAGTGCAAGGGGATGGAGATACTTATAATTCTCGGTTTATAATATCTGGAAATAAATTAATTTTTAACCCACAAGGATTTTTGACAGAGGATCTATATTCAACTGGATATAATTGCTCTTTAGACGATGGGGCTGGTTTTGTTGTGTGCAGTTCTTTTTTTGTCAATACAAATGTCAACCCTTGGACAATTCGTGTTAGAGCAGTGACATCTGGATTATCTCAAAATTACGATTATTCCCAAAAACTAGAAATACATTGGATAATTTCGTATGCAGAATATGAGCATGGTGGTTCTTAACCATGAAACACAAAAAACATAAAAAAATCCAAGGAAGTGGCGGCGGTAAAGGAGGAAGAGGAACTCCTAATGTTGCTAGAGTGACAGGGACAAGTACTTCGATTGCTTACATTTTAGGAGCAATCTCAGAAGGCCCAATACAAGGTTTTGGGACAAATCCATTGACTAGAGTTTATCTAGATGAAACTCCAGTCAAAAATGAAGATAATAGTGATAATTTCAAGAATGTTCAATTTGACTATCGTGCAGGAACTCAAATTCAACCACCAATTGAATTATTTGGATTTGGAGATACTATTTCAAACGAAATATCTGTAAATGCAGCAGTAGAATGGAATGGAGAAGGAAATAATCTTGGTGTTACTCAACAAATTCAAGGTGGTATTCCTGATGAAGTTAAAGTAAAATTGTCTTTTCAAATGCAAAGACAGAATCCAGATAATGGTAATATTGAAACAACTAATATAGAATTTCAAATTATTATACAACGAGAAGTAAATAATGCTTATGAAACATTATTTACTTATTACAATGTAGTTTCTGGGCGTTATTCAAGCCCAACAGAATTTGATTATAGATTTAGATTTCCTCCAGTTACTGGGTTGGGTAATTTATCTATTAAAGTTATCAAACTTACTTTAGATAATGCAGAAACTGAAAAGGCTGGATATCAACGCAGTATGTCGTTTGTTTCTTACGCAAAAATTACAAACAAAAAATTAAATTATCCAAATACAGCTTTAACAGCTTTTTCATTTGACACATCTGGATTTAGCTCAGTCCCAAATGTCTTATTTGAAGTTTTTGGGAGATTAGTACAAGTTCCAAGTAATGCCATAATAGATGGATTGAATAGACGTATTCTTTACGAAGGTGTTTGGAATGGAGTTTTCCAAACGCCAAACGTAGCTGTTTCAGATCCAGCATGGATTTTATATGATTTAATTACAAATACTAGATATGGACTTGGCAAGTATATTGATACTAAACAAATAGATAAATGGGGATTATACGAAATTAGTAAATACTGTAATGAATTAGTTCCAAGCGGATATAGCACAAATGGTAGCCCAATTTATGAGCCAAGATTTCAATGTAATATTGTCTTACAATCTAAAACAGAAGCATATCAAGTACTGGAATCTTTAATATCAATATTTAGAGGATTTGCTTATTGGCAGGCTGGAACAATAACATTTATTGCAGATAAACCAGATGCTATTAAATACCAATTTACGCAAGCAGATGTTGAAGATGGGGTTTTTATATATAGCAGAGTTGGGCTAAAATCCAAAAAAACTGTAGCATTAGTAAGTTGGCTAAATCCAGCTGATTTTTACCGCAAAACAGTTGAGATGGTAGAAGATCCAATTGCTATACAAAAATGGGGAATTAAAGAATTAGAATTAGAAGCTATTGCATGCACTAGCAGAGGACAAGCAAGACGAGCAGGAGTGGCAGCTTTAATTTCTGATAGATTAGAACAAGAGACAGTAACATTTAAAGCTAGAGCTTATGCAGCTTTTATAAAACCAGGAGATATTATTGCTGTATCTGACTCTGAACGATTAGAAATGCGTGCTGGAGGATTAATTATTTCAGCTACTACAACCACAATTAATCTAGATAGTCCAGTGACGTTAGTAACAGGGCAAACATATCAAATTAGTGTTACTTTGAGTGATGGTACTTGGCAACAAAAAACAATACAAAACACTGCTAATACAACTTCAGTTGTCACAGTAACTTCTGCTTTTAGTGCAGCACCACCACCTGAATCTAACTGGATATTATCCGGCAATTCTGTTGTTCCTAAACAATATCGAGTAATAAATAGAGTGCCTGTTTCAGAAACGATTGAAGGTATGCATGAAATTACTGCATCAGAATATGATAGTACTAAATATAGTTTTATTGATAGTATGTCAACAATATGACACCAGTACAATGGGCTTTTGATTCGTTGCCTCAACGAGTGTCTTCTAATGCTCCCAACGTTAATGTAGTTCCAAGAGAAGTTACAGTATCAACTAATCCAATTGGTAAACTATCAGCTGATGGTATTCCAATCACGGAAGGAGCAAACTTTTTTGATATTTATGTTTCTTGGCTTCCACCTCAACAGACAATCAATGGTTCTTTGCAAAATTCTCCATGGACAATTGGATATGTTGTAGAGATTAAGAAAGGATTGACAGGAGCATGGGAAATGGCTCAAAACACAATAGAGACATTTGCCATGTTTTCAAATATGCCCAAAGCTACTTATTATGCAAGAGTCAAGGCAACATTTTTTAGCAACACAAATCCATCTGATTGGGCTGAGTCATTTATTATTGTGGATTACACAACGTACAGCTTAAAGTTAAGTGCTAAAATAAACTCATTCATTGCTTTAGATTTTTAATATGTCAAGCGTTAAATATATCGACGGAGCCGGACAACTACGGGAAAGAGCTATAACTTCAGGGGCTGGGACTGCCAATAATCCAGATGTGATGCAATTTGAATCAACAGCTATTGGGACTAAAGATGACAATGCTGCTACATCAGACACTGCATCAGCAAGTTTAATCTCTTTAGCAAAAAGATTACTAGTAAAAACTAATGTATCGCCAACAATGCTATTTGTAACTGGTACTGCAAGTACTGCTACTACCACAGCAGCAATAGCAGCGCCAGGAGCGGGAGTAAGTATTTATGTGTCTTTCATTAGAGTTGAATTAGAAGGTACTACCGCTCAGACTATTACTATTCGAGATGGATCTACAGACAGAATTCGCTTTTATTTGTCCTCTCAAGGTTCTGTCAAAGATATAAGTCTTGCAGCAAATAGAGAATTTAAGCTAACAGCTAACACTGCTTTGAATATTGTCTCAAGTGCTGCTTCTGCGTTTAATTACACAATCGGATATTTTGTCTTATGAGTTTAGTGCTGGAATTATCGCCATTGTGGCAGTTATCTAAAAACACAATTATCCCAACTATTAAAACAAGATTAGGGGATAATTACAGCCAAATCTTAACGCAGGGCATATCACCATATTGTGAATGGGATGTGCGCAGTCCAGTGTATAGCAAGCCTGAATTAGATGTTATTTTAGCTGATTTACGACAGTACTCTTTATCTTCTTTTGAATGGAGTCCTACCGGTGAAGATCTTAAAGAGTGTGTTTGTGATGAATGGACTGTAACCACAGTTGGAGAAAATCAATACACAATCTCTACTAAAATAACAAGTACTCAAGTAAGATCTAACGCCAGCATAATTTCTAAAGTTTACCCACCAAGAGTATGATATCTGCTTACATAAAAGAGCATATAATTGAACACGCAAAGGAGTTTCCAGAACAAGAAGTTTGCGGTGTCATTGTGGAAGACGTGCCGTATAGATGTACAAATGCTGCTGAGAACAAGCATGAAGCATTTGTTATTGAACCGGACGAACTAGATTTAATAGTTGGATACAATGACATCCAAGGTGTTTACCACACTCACTGGAAGACAGAACAAAGCGAATATCTAAGCCCGCCAGATATTTGTAATGCAAAATCCAGTAAGATAAAATATATTCTGTACCATTCTGCTTTTGAATCCTGGGACTTGTTTGATCCAGCAAATTTAGCTAATCCATTTCCTTTGTTCATTGACGGTTCCCCTAAAGAAGTCAACTATTATTTAAAGTGGCCATTTGTTTACAATAGGACTGACTGCTTTAGCTTGCTTAGAGCTTATTATAAAGGAATGTTAGATATATCTTTACCTGATTTTCCCCGTGGGTTTTCTTTGCAAGAAACAACATCTTCTTCTTGGAATCTAATAGAAGAGAATTTCCAAAAAGCTAATTTCCGTAAGTTAGAATTTGGAGAATTACATCAAAAAAATGATGTCATTGTTATGAGCTTAAACAACATACAACCTCACCATGTAAGCATAATAATTGATGACAATAACACTGGTTTACATAATCTAGGAGGTGAAAGAACTAGCGAATTGTTTGTTTATGGTGGCACTTACTGGAAACATGCAACACGATATATATGCAGACACAGGAGTTTTGAATGAATAATCTTAATCCTATCAAAGAAATACTTGAATATTGCTCAATCTCAGGTTTTCAAAGTGAAGAAGGATATGATTTATTTATATCTTGTCAAGACGATATCTGGATATTGATAACTGAACATTATCCTAGATTTATTGCTTTTTTACGCTCTAATAACATGCAGACAGATAAATTTGAACCATCTAAAATCAAATCAATTGTCTTGGTTTCAGTTGATGATGCATCTCATGCAGTTACTTTTGAAATCAGGAACATTAAAATCAATATCTTTAAGTCAGTAGTAAAAGTCAAATCATTATTTATAATTTTTTTTCAAAAGATGTTGCTATCCATTTTGGAATGGAGTTCTAACTTTTTAGTCTATGATGTTAAATAATTTAAGCCTGTGCCAATCAACACAGGCTTTGCTTTAAATAAATTTTAAATTTGACATGTCAATGGATTATAGTATAATTTTAGAGTACCATTTTTACCATTGTTATGGATTTAGAACAAGAGCTAGTCAAATTTTGTAATGAACCTCGCAATTACGGCGAGATTCTTAAACAATTTTCAACTTATCCTCCTGCAGTCGTTACTACTGCATTAAGTAAATTGCAAGCTGTGAATCTGCTTAAAGCAAACATACTTTGGGAGAAATGTTAATTCAATAGACTGAATTCAATATTTTCAATGCCTCTTCCAGGCAGAAGTTTAAGAGCGAAGCATCTTCTGGAGAGGCTTGTACTATTTTTTGTCTATACAAATCAGTTACGTCTTTGTAACTGTAATTACTATGCTCAGGAACTCCTAAAACATCTTTCCAGTTGATTGCATCAAAGTCATAATATCCTTTGCCAAATTCTCGCCTAAATTGTTCTCCTAACCAACCAGAGTTAGCGGTGGGTTTAGTCTTCTTAAAGAAACGTAGTAATGCTTGTTCATCTGTCTTTCTGACTGTGGGATGGACGTTTCTACCACGTCTAAAAATAGCGTCTAAATACCAATGCTGTGGAGGCAAAAAATTATATCTTTCTGTGAACAACCACGTGACTCTCCCAATATCTCTTTCAGCTTTGTAAGCACGTAGTAGTTGTCCTCTTAGATAAGATATTTGTTCTTGTTGTTCTTTGGAGAATATCTCTCCAAACTCAGGCAAAGTGTCTGGAGTGTCTTCTTCTTCCTCTTTCACAAACAAGTGTCCACAATCAGGACAAATCATAGCAAAAATTGGCAGTATTGCAGAACAGTTAGGACATTCTTTAACTGGCATTTCTTCTGCTTTCTTAAACGTTGGACACAATGGTGTGGGGAATTTAGAGACAGGTAATCCAAGTCGTTTAAAATTATCCCCAAAGTCTAATAAATAAGCATCTTGTTTATCAGAATGCAATCTCAATGCTCTACCACACATCTGCACCAATAATGCTCTAGATTTAGTAGGACGGGCAATAATTGCAGCATTACAGCTAGTCTCATCAAAGCCCTCACACAATACAGATACGCTACTAATAACTTGGATGTCTCCACGTTTAAATTGATTGTAGATGTCTTTCCGGACAAATTCCGGAGTTTCACCGGTAACAACACTAGCTTTAATGCCAGCACTATTGAATTGTTCAGCTAAATCTATGGATTGTTTAACACCAGCGCAGAAAGCTATCGTCTTCCTGGTGGGGCATAACTCAAGAAATTTGTCTATAATAACTTTGTTATATTCGCTATTACAAACAACCTCTAAACTGTTTTGGGTAAAATCTCCAGCTGCTCCAACATCGAGTTTAGAGTAATCAATTAATCCACCCCAGCCAAAATGTCTAGCGCTGCATAAATGTCCTTGCTTAATCAATTCTTCTGGATATGGCGCGCGTACCATCGCTTGGAAAAATCTACAAAAACCTTCTCTCTTTTTAGTTCTCCATGGTGAAGCAGATAAACCAAGTACAAAGCATTTAGATTGTGTCCAAATGCCACCACTGTAATGATTTAGTAACTTTTCAAACACACTGAAATAAGCAGTGGTATGGGCTTCATCCACAATTAGTAATCCGATGTCTTCTGGATATTGTCTGTTTTGGATAGTTTGCACCATGGATATCTGAACCGGACATTTGTAATCCGACTTGTAATTAGGCGCTATAACGCCTATCTGCTCTAGTTTCACTCCATAGCTTTTTACCAGAGTAGATATTGTCTGTTCAATTAACTTAGTCCTGTGGACTAAGAATAAAATTCTCCTGTTCTTAGACAAGCAATCAGCGATAATCTTGCTGCTGATATGCGTTTTGCCTGCACCCGTAGGAGCGTACAACATAACACTGGTTATGTTGTTTCTGAATAACTGGTATATCCGGTTAATTGCTGACTGTTGATAGTCTCTTAGCATAAATGGAAAATAGCTACACATTCTAACAGTAAAGCATTTTGGCTACTTTGTCAATAGGTATATTACTATTCCTAAAACTATTGACGTTATGTGTTTTTTGCTGTATTATTAACTAATTGTTTTGGATATAAACGCATGACTAGAGGGATACAGAAGCTGTTAGAAGCTATTAATTTACAAGATCCGTATTACTTCTCCTACGATTCTGAGGAGATTAAGACTGAAATAATCAAAGAAGGGCTGAGAAAAAACAAATTGGTATGGGAGATTTTTGAATACTTTCCCCCTGCTGCATCAGTCTTTGCAACCAACGAAAAGACTAGAAGTGTTGCTTTAGATATTAAGCAAGTCTATGAAGCATTTCCTGTTGGAGAG